TGAAAGAGTACGAACCCGAGTTCGACACAATGCTTTTTTATCTCCCTCTTAGTGGCTCTGCTTTTAAGAAAGTCTACTATGACGAGCTCTTAGGCAGAGCTGTTTCAAAGTTTGTTCCAGCTGACGATTTAGTTGTACCGTACACTGCTACATCTTTAGAAGATGCAGAAGCAGTTGTGCATGTCATTAAAATGTCAGAGAACGATTTAAGAAAAAAACAAGTAGCAGGTTTCTACATGGATGTAGAATTAAAACCTGGTTACAATCAAGAAACAGAAGTAGAGAAAAAAGAAAGAGAACTTGAAGGAATTAAAAAAACTAGAGACGAAGATGTATTTTCTATTATCGAAATACACACTGATTTAGATATTGAAGGTTTTGAAGATAAAGATTCAACTGGTGAAGCAACGGGAATTAAACTTCCATATATTGTTACCATTGAAATGGGGAATAGACAGATTCTATCGATTAGAAGAAACTATAAAATAGATGATCCACAAAAAAATAAAATAGATTATTTTGTTCATTTTAAATTTTTACCTGGATTAGGGTTTTATGGTTTTGGATTAATTCATATGATAGGTGGATTGTCGAGAACGGCAACTACTGCTTTACGTCAACTACTTGACGCAGGAACTTTAAGTAATTTACCAGCCGGATTTAAACAAAGAGGAATCCGTGTTAGAGATGAGGCACAAGCCATACAACCTGGAGAATTCAGAGATGTAGATGCACCTGGAGGAAGTATCAAAGATGCATTTATGCCTTTACCATTTAAAGAGCCATCACAAACTTTATTGCAGTTGATGGGTATAGTGGTACAGGCAGGGCAACGATTTGCCGCCATAGCTGACATGCAGGTCGGTGACGGCAACCAACAAGCAGCTGTTGGGACGACTATAGCTCTTTTAGAACGTGGTTCGAGAGTCATGTCAGCCATACATAAAAGATTGTATGTGGCGATGAAGCAAGAATTTAAATTATTATCCGGAGTTTTTAAACAATACTTACCACCAGAGTATCCATATGACGTTGTTGGTGGACAAAGACAAATTAAACAAACAGATTTTGATGACAAGGTAGATATTTTACCTGTTGCAGACCCAAATATTTTTTCTCAATCACAAAGAATTTCAATGGCTCAAACAGAATTGCAACTTGCAATGTCAAACCCTAAAATGCACAACCTTTATGAAGCGTATAGAGCAATGTATACTGCGATTGGTGTAAAAAATATTGATAAAATTTTACCACCACCGGCTCAACCTACTCCAATGGACCCGGCAACTGAAAATATTTTAGCAATGAGCGGAAAACCGTTCCAAGCTTTCAAAGGACAGGACCATCAAGCGCACATTACAACCCATTTAAACTTTATGGCAACTAATATTGCACGAAATTCACCTCCAGTTATGGCTGCATTAGAAAAAAACATCTTTGAACACATTTCTTTGATGGCTCAAGAGCAATTAGAGATAGAATTTAGAGAAGAAATTATGAAATTGACACAAATGCAACAAATGATGCAGCAAAATCCAATGTTACAACAAGATCCACAGGTTCAACAACAAATTATTACTATGTCTATGCAATTAGAGGCAAGAAAAGCGAAATTAATTGCTGAAATGACTGAAGAATTCAAAAATGAAGAGAATAAAATTATGGGCGAGTTCGGAAACGACCCAATTGCTAAATTAAAAGCAAGAGAACTAGATTTAAGAGCTATGGATGACGAAGTTAAGCGTGAACAAGGCCAAGAAAAGATTGATTTAGATAAATCTAAACAATTAATGGGCCAAGAACAATTTGATGAAAAATTAGCTCAAAATGAAGAATTAGCTCAATTAAGAGCTGATACATCAATACAAAAACAAGCTATGTCCCAAGATGCTAAATTGCTTAATGATATGATAAAACAAGAAGACGTTAAGATCTTGAAAGGGCCTAGAAGATAGTATACAAACTAATAAGGAGAAAACTATGGGAAAAGGAAAAACTTTTTTTACTAAAAACAACCCTAACTATGTTGGTAAAGTTGTATCTGACACGCCTAAAGCGGATATGTCAAATACGCTTAATGTCAATAGCGATGGTTATGGAAAAGAAGTAGAAGTTAAAATTCCTCTTGGTCAACCGACTGTAAACAAAGTTGGCGGACAAAGAAGAATGTTAGCATCTAAAAAGTCTAAAGTTAGTTGGTACTAGTATGTGGCTATCGGCAATTAAATTAGCCGTTTCTGCTGGAAGTAAAATTTACGCTAATAAGCAGAGAGCGAAAGTTGCAATGTCTGATGCACAGCTATTGCACGCTGAGCGACAAGCTCGTGGTGAGGAAGCTTACCAGGGAAAACTATTAGAAGCCCGTCAAACAGACTATAAGGACGAGGTAATTTTAGCGATTCTTACATTGCCCATTTTGGTGCTTGCATATGGGGTTTGGTCGGAAGATCCGGCTGCTATGGACAAGATAAAAATCTTTTTTGAGCATTTCCAGTCATTGCCGACTTGGTTTACAAATTTATGGATTCTCGTCGTGGCGAGCGTTTTTGGGATAAAAGGAACTCAGATCTTCAGAAATGGTAAAAAATAAGGTAGACATTAATTAACAATTTACATATAAGAATAACATTATGGCTAAGAAAAAGAAGTGGAAAAAAAGATTAGGAAAAGCTTTAATGGCTGGAGCTGCTTTAGCAGGTGGTCTAGCATTAGCTAGAAGAGGAGCAACTGATGCCCCAGGTGATGCAATGGCGGCAGCAAAAAAAGCAATGACTACTGACAGAGCTTACACTGGCGGCGGATATACTGATCCAATTATGACCGGTGGAGTTGGAGTAAAACCAAGTAGACTTAGAACATGGACAGGTGACCAAAGCATGACTAATACAGATCCTTTTAATTATTATAAAAAAGGCGGAAGAGTTGGAGTAGGAAAAGCAAAACGTGGTTTTGGAAGAGCTTTAAAAAAAGGGAGAAAATAATATGAGACAAAATGGAATAAGACCAGGAAGAACTAGATATGCACATGGTGGCAGAGCTAAGAAAAACATGGGAGGAGTAATGAGACGAGATGAAATGTCTGGTTATTATCCTTCAGACATGGGAATGGCTGGTGGTGCTATGTACAAAAAAGGTGGCCGTGTAAGTAAAAAGAAACAGGGCTACAAAGATAGAAAAGATGAATCTATCGCTATGAGAATTCGTAAGAAAAGAACTAAGAAGCAATTAAAAGCATCTAGAGATGAGTCTTACGGAAGATTTGGTTCTAAAGCTAAAAAATCTGGCAAGATCAATAGATAATCATGATTGACAAAATCATTGCAAGAATAAAAAAGTTCTTTTGCAAATGCACAAGAATTTACAATAATATTTGTAAGGATTGCGGAGCACATTACAAAGCTTAATGTCTAAAAGAGGATTATACGCAAACATTCACGCGAAGCGCAAAAGAATTAAAGCGGGTTCGGGTGAAAAAATGAGAAAGGTTGGATCTAAAGGCGCTCCTACAGCTAAACAGTTTAAAAGAGCGGCAAAGACAGCAAAGAAATAATAATTATGGCTAGCGCAGCTTGGACAAGAAAAGAAGGTAAATCACCCTCTGGTGGGTTAAATGCTAAGGGTCGTGCCAGTTATAAAAAAGGTACATTAAAAGCACCTACTAAATCTAAAACTAGTTCAAGACGTAAATCGTTTTGCGCGCGTATGGGCGGCATGAAAAAGAAATTAACTTCTGCAAAAACAGCTAGAGACCCAAACTCAAGAATAAATAAGTCTTTAAGAAAATGGGACTGTTAATGAAAAAAGCAATACTTACAGCATTAGAAGATAGGTATAAAGCACAGATATCTGAAGCAGACGCTATCTTAAAGATTTATCTTGAAAAATCTGTTGGAATAGGTGAACATCCCCAACATATTGATGAAGCAGATAAATTGATTCAAAAGATTGCAAATGCAGAAGAAAATTTAAAAGTATTAAAGGAGTTTGAAGATGCCGTTTAAATCAGAAAAACAAAGACGTTATCTATATAAAAACGAACCTGCCATAGCAAAAAAATGGACTAAAAAATATGGTAGTAAAATAAGTAAACCACAAAAAAGGAAAAAGAAATAATGGATGAATTAACATTTATAGACAAAATAAAAAGAATTATAAAA